TGTTTTATAGGTGAACAAATGAATAACAACAACACCTTCCTAAAGACTGAGGAAGAGAAATTACGCAGTCTAATCGCTGATGAAGCGAAACTCATGCCCATGCTAAACAACATGGAACAAACATTACGCCAGATGAAAGCCTAACAAGCATTTCGTCTAGCATTGCTCAATCAATTGCTTGAAGAGCATTATGACAAATATGCCGGTAATTAATAAATACTAGTGAACAATTCAAGGAGATAATAAATGAATATCAAAGATTTCGCAAGCATACCAAAACTAATAGAAGTTACCATAGACGATAAAGATATTGTCGAGAAATATGGTGAACCAATCACTTTCCACACATTCGATATCGTAACGATGTCAACATACTTTGATTTCTTCAATGCAAGAAGCAAAGGTGAGTTTGAGAATCTTGGAAAGATGATGAAGCAATTGATCTTAAATGACAAAGGCAAGCCTGCACTAGCAGACAACGAAGATTTACCTATCGATATCGCGGCTGCGGTAATCAACAAATTAGGTGATATCTTGGGAAAGTCACAGAGCAAGGCATCAACCCAGAAGAATGGAGCACAGCCAAAATGATCACTATAGGTCGTATGGCAGAAAAGTTTCACATGCTTCCAAGCCAAGTGGAACAACATGCTACGACCTATGATTTCATGATCGTGGATGTCCTTGCGGCATATGACAGATTTCAGGCTAGTAAGACTAAAAATAAGATTCCTACAGCAGATGCTTATAACTTGAGTCAGGATCAACTACTAAAGATAATAGGCAAAAATAAAAAATGAGCAAGATCAGAGCAAGATTGGATAAAGTGTTAAACACACTCAATGATAGAACGATATCTAAGGAAGCATATGATTTCTTCCACGATATCACACCTGAGAGATCAGGAAATGCCAAGCGCAATACCAAATTGCAAGGCAATACTATTAATGCAAATTATCCATATGCTGTTGTTCTTGACAAAGGTAGACACATGACTAATAGGGGCATGAGAGGTAGTAATCAAGCACCTAAAGGTATGAGCAAGCCAACTATAGACCATATAAGAAAATATGTCTATAACAAGTTAGGAGTGAGAATCTAATGGCAACAGTAGACAATTATAAAATCGTTGTTGATGTACAAGGTGAACAACAGGTTAACAAACTTAAAAATAGTATCGGTGGTTTGGGTACTGCTCTCGCTGGCATAGGGTTTGGTGCATTCATCGTGGGTGCCGCTAGATTCGCAGATCAAATTAGCGATATCGCAAGTGCTACAGGTCTTGCAGCAGGACAAGTCAATGCTTTTGCCTTAGCAGTTAAAGAAGCAGGTGGTGACTTTGCTGATGCTGGTACATTGATCAATCGATTTTATACTAATCTTGGTGAAGCCGCAGATGATCAAAGTAGTAAAGCCGCACAAGCATTACAAAAAGTTGGTATTGGTCTAAAAGAATTACAAACATTAAGTGAAGGTGAATTATTAAGCAAAACCTTAGGTCAATTAGACGCTATGAAAGAAGGCGCAGACCGTACTAGATTAGGCATAGAGATATTTGGTAAAGCATTTGGTAAGATAGATCCTAAAGTATTGAATGAGATATTCAAAACACAAGATGTAGCCAAATTAGAAGCAGAATTAAAGAAAGTAGCAGATACAACACAGCAAATAGAAAATGCATTCTTCACATTACAACAAGCAACGATTGAAGTATTAGGACAGATACTAGGTAAGACCGGCGACTTTAAATTAGAATTAGAAGATGCTAAAAAAATCATAATTGGCGTAGGCGCAGCATTTGGTATCATATTTGGTCAGAAATTATTAACCAGTGTATTAACATTAGTTGGTTATTTAGCCAATCTAAACAAAGTATTAGCAGGTACTGTAGTTGTTAGTAATCTATTAGGTAAGAATCCACTATGGAAAATATTGGCCGGACTGGCTGCCACAGCAGGCATAGGCGCGGCAGTATGGAATGAATATGAAGATGAGATCAAGAAAGTTTTAGGAACTACTGATGATCTAGCCAAAGCAACCGACAAATTAAAAGCAGATGCTAGTAAGCCTGTAGAGCCACCTAAAGGTGGCGCTTTCCCTGAAGCGACCGGCGTACCAGAAAAAGAAGCAGAAGCAAGAAAACAAGCGGCATTGGCTGCTCAAGCAACTACCAAACAGATGGAGTTGCAAAATGCTGAAGCAAATAAATTGCGTCAGCAGGTCATTGATACAATTGGTATAGAAAGTGATCGTGCCAATAACATCAAAGCAAATCTTGAAGCAGAGAAAGAAGCCAGATTACAAGTCAATGATCTTGAAGCAAAGATCAATGAAGAAAAAGCCAAAGGTGCAAAAGCCAATCAGGCTGTGATTGTAGAATTAGAAAAACAGATACAGCAAGTAAAAACTCAAAAAGATGAGACAATAAAACTCAATGATGCTGAATACGCAAGATTACAAGTATTAAAAGAACAAGAAAGAGCCATAGCAAATCAAAAGGCTCAGAATCAATTGTTATTGAGCGATGCGATTGCTAACGAAGAATACTTGATACAATTGCGCAAAGCAAAAGGTCAGATCACACAAGAAGATGCAAATAAAGAAATAGAAAATGCCAAATTGCGTTTGACTTATGAGAGCCAAGTCAAGACTATTACCGATGAGATCAATAAACTCAAAGAACAAGGTGATAAGGCAGATAAGGATCGCATAAAGAATCTACAAGATCAATTAGTATTATTGGGTCAACAGTTCGAACAAGATAAAAAGAACATTGAGACAAAACGAGCAGGTGACAAAGCCATAGCAGAAGGTTACGAAGGTGGCATGATAACCGCATTAGAGAATATCGCTAAGGGCTTCACACCTGTACAGATGGCGCAAGATGCTGTGATGAGCGCATGGGGAAATATAACAAGAGCATTAGATACATTTGCCGAGACTGGTAAATTCAAGTTTAGTGATTTTGCCCGTAGCGTCATCAAAGATATATCATTGATGATAACAAAGATGTTAGTGTTCCAAGCGATAGGTACAGCATTGAATGCTATATTCCCTGGCAGCACAACTTTGATGAAGATATTTGGCAGAGAAAAAGGTGGACCTGTAGAAGGTAATCAACCATATATCGTTGGTGAAAAGGGTCCAGAACTATTCGTGCCAAAGAGCGCAGGATCAGTCATACCAAACAATAAGTTAGGTATGGAATCACAAGCCACAGGTACAGGCAGAGTCGAAGCGCCGATATATAATAGTTATGTGACTAATAACATCAGCGCACTTGATAGCAAATCTGTAGCGCAATTATTTGCTGAGAATCGCAAAGTACTGTTAGGTACTGTGCAGATGGCTCAGAGAGAATTACCGTAATAAATTAAAGGAGTTAACAAATGAAAATATTAGATGGTAAAAATGCAAAGTTATCAGTACACACAGGTGTATTGAATGTATTCAGCCTAGGTGCATTATCATTCACATGGGCACACTTTTTAGGTTTGATATCACCATGGTTCATACCAATCACATTATTGATGTACTTGATTGGGTATGGTAGTGAGATCAGATCAGGCATAGATTTCAAATAATTAGGAAACATATATGGCTGGATTGCAGACAATTATTGACAATTGCGATAGCATAGAGATTGATCGCAGAAAAGTGGTTGGCATACAGATCACAAGAAACGAAGTGGCTCGCACAAGTGAGACACCTACATTTCAGCCATGGCGCATGAAACTGACTATGCCTAGCAGATTTAGATATAACCAAGTGCGTAGCCTGCTTGAAGCACTAGACACATTAGATCGTAACACACCTGAAGTAGTTACTTTTGGCAATGTACCTTGCTTGAGTTGGATATTTAAGTATCAAGGTGCATTGACATCAGGACAACTAAGTGGAATACTTGTAGATACCTTTAATGGTAATACACTAAGATTAGATAATTTGCCCTCAGTAAGCAGTGGTACTGTGATGTTTGAACCAAACGATTTAATACAGATAGGCAATTATCCTTATCCATTTACAAGTACTACTAGGGTATTGCGAGGTACTCTTGGATATGTAGATGTCATTACAAACAGACCAAATATATTGACAGGAAATGTCAGTAATGAAACTATAACAGTTGGTAACGAATGTGAGTTTAACATGTTCTGCCCTAATATGCCTGTGTACAAATTGAAACCAGGTGGTTATATGCAACAAGGTGGTGTGACTACCAACAATGCATTGATTGAATTTAGTGACTCATTCGACTTGTACGAATGGGTCGCAACAGCGTGAGATAATTATGGCACAGAATATACCTGAAGTACAAGATACAGGCGCTATCAATAGTGCTGAATTTGTTAAATTGACTGTGTTCAATGAATACAGCAATACTGCCAATACCAATGTCTACACATTCAGTAGTGCATACAAATCAGAGACTATCGCTAACACAGTATATCTGCCATTAGGTGGACTATTAAGTGTTGGCGCACAGAATCGTGATCTTAAAGTAACAAGCGGTGATACCATGATCGCATTGAGTGGCGTGAGTGGCAACAACATCTATCTTGTGTTAGATACAAAGATTCGTGGCAGCGAAGTAGAAGTATGGCGTGGATTCTATAACGCTAATGGCGTATTAGGTAACACATATCTACGCTTCACAGGAATCATCACAAGTTATGCTATCGAAGAAGATAGACAAGGACAAGACGATAACTATACAGTCACAGTAGCCGCGAGTAGTTACAAGACTGTGTTACAAAATCGTATTGCAGGTCGCAAGACTAATGAAGAAAGTTGGAAGTTCTTCAATAGTACAGATACAAGCATGGATCGTGTGTACAGCATAGCAGGTGTGCAATTTGACTTTGGTAAAGATCCTAAAGGTCGTTCTGTCATCCCAGGTGGTGGCGGTGGCGGAGGAGGCGGAGGAGGCGGTCGCGGCTTTGATGATTTCAATCAGGATGAACGATGAATATACGCAACGCCAATAAATTCGATCTACCTCATATCTTAGATATGTTGCGTGATTTTCGCAACGCTACACCTATCGATATGATGCGTGATTGCGATAACGAAGAATACATAAACAAACTATATCATCATGTGATATTGGGTGGTGGCATAGCATTGATCGCTGAGAATGAAAAACCATTTGGTATGATCATCGGTGTGAAAGATCATAACATATGGGATCCTGAGATCAAAGTATTGCGTGAGTTAGTATATTGGGTAGATCCTGCATATCGCGGTACTACTGCTGGATATAGATTATTAAAAGAATACAATAAACAAGCACAACAACTCGTAGATGATAAAAAGATTAAATTATTTACCATGACTAAGATGGTCAATAGTCCTGATCTAGATTTTAGTAGATTTGGATATAAGAAGACCGAAGAAGTCTGGGTAGCAGGAATATAACATGGCGATATTTACAGCGATAGCAACAGCGATTGGTACAGCGATAGGTCTTGCAGGAACTGCATTGACCATATTCACCGCTATTGGTGCTACAGTATTAAGTATTGGCGTCAGCAGTTTATTGATCAAACGATTGACTCCAGGCGCAGATGCAGGTGGCCCTGGTGGTGGTCGTGTACAATTACCTCCTGCTACAGACAATAAGATACCTGTAGTTTATGGTAGCGCATTCGTAGGTGGCCCAGTCACAGACGCAAAGATCAGTACTGATCTAAAAACTATGTGGTATGTTGTTGCGTTAGCAGAACATACTGACACTACAGCAGGAAGTGGTTACACATTCGATACTAACAACATTTACTATGATGGTAAGCGTGTACAATTTGGTAGCAATGGCGTAGTCACAGGACTGATCAATAACACGCCAGGTGGCACAGAGATTGACACCAAAGTAAATGGTAAGATTTACATATACTTGTTCACTAATGGATCAAGTAGTGGTGTGAACACAGGTGGTCAGACTGCTATACAAATACTACAGAATTCTGCCATACCAGTAGGACAGCGTTGGACTAGCACAGATACAATGACTAACTGTTGCTTTGCTATAGTCCAAGTAACTTATGATGACAAAGCAGGCACGACTAATCTTGGTGGTTTGTTGTGTAAAATCACTAATAGTTTAGACAAGCCAGGTAGTGTAATCAAAGATTATCTATTGAATACAAGATATGGTTGCGCAGTACCATTAAGTCGCATCGATACTGCGAGTTTGACTGCTCTCGACACATATAGTGATGAGACAATCAATTATGGTACAGGTACGCAAGCAAGATATCGCATCAATGGTCCTATCAGCACAGGTAGCCCATGCTTAGACAATCTAAACAGACTTGCAGATAGTTGCGATAGTTGGTTACAATATAGCGAACTAAGTGCAAAATGGAGTGTTGTCATCAACAAACCATATAGTGGTAGTTTAACAAACTTATTCTTAGTTGATAGCAGTAATTTAGTTGGCGGCATAAACATCGCACCTATCAACTTGAACGAGACTTACAACGAACTAGAAGTCGCATATCCAAACGAGTACATTAAAGATCAGACAGACTATCAGGTGGTCGAATTAGTTGACTATGAACCAGGTGTCATGAGTCCTAATGAAGCCATCAATAGATTGAATGTCGATTATCCATATGTCAATAACAGCGTACAAGCACTATATCTTGGCGTGAGAAAACTATTACAAAGCCGTGAAGATTTGACGATCACTATGCGTTTAGACTATAGTGGTATACAAGTTGATGCAGGTGATGTCATACGAGTCAAACATGATGGATATGGTTGGGATGTATTGAATAGCGGAGAAGGAAAACTATTCCGTGTCGCTAGTGTAGCAGAAGAAAAATACCAAGATGGTAGTCTTGGTGTGTTCATCAGCGCATTCGAATACAATGGTACAATCTATGATGATCGTGCATTGTTGAACTTCCAGCCCGATCCAAACACTGGATTGACTGATCCAAATATCTTTAGCAATGTCGCCGCGCCAGTAGTGAATCTATTCACAGACAATACTGTGACATATATGGAAGTAAAGGGCACAGTACCAAATCAAGGTCTTGTCAGATATCTAGATTATAATTATGGTTTTGATAGCAATGTCAGCAATCATTTCTATTACACAACAATCAGTAATGGCAATGGTGAACCATTAATCGCTAATACAGTTTATACAGTAGATGTTACAGATGTACCAATTGGTAATCTATATTGGAGTTTGACTGCTAAGAATGATCAAGTAGGACAAAACAGTAATGCTACAGGCCCTGTCAATTGGCCCGGCCCTAGCGTTACACAAGCAAATACTGCTAATGGATGTAATGCAAATAGTGTTGGTACATTGATAACATGTGATGCCATACCTAATATCACAGCCGGTTTATTAGTTACTAAAACTAGTGGTACAGGAACATTACAGGCAAATACTAGAGTCAGCAATATTGTAAGTAATACACAATTTTATGTAACATTAGCACCTACAGTTGCATTGAGTAATGCATGTATCCAATTATCTGGTGGAGGTATCACAGGTAATAATGTGCAACCAAATAGCGTACCTAGCAATTGTTTGACTAATAGCGGTGTAGTAGCAGGTAGTTATACAAACACAAATATCACAGTCAATAGTAAAGGTATCATTACAGCCGCAAGTAATGGTACTGGCGGCAACATAAGTGTATTAGATGAAGGCAATCTAATCACCAACGCAGTCAGTAGTTTTAATTTTCAAGGTTCAGGAGTTACTGTCACTAGTGGTGGTGGCAATAGTGTTGTAGTCACAGTATCAGGCGGCAATACTTCTGCTAATGTTTGGACATTAGAAGCATATGATAGCGTTGAGCCCGGTACTTCATTAACACCGTTCGGTAATGTCGCAAACTATGTCTTTAGAAATCAAACATTGACATATCCAGGTGCTATCGAGATGTATTGGGATAGTGGTAATGGCAATATGCGTGCCCGTTCTTATACACAAACTGCTAACGACTGGTATCCATGGTATCAAAATTCAGCAACTACTGCTAATGGATTCTTAGCAAATAGCACAAGTAGTTATAATCCAGCAAACGCAAGATATCAAAACATGACTGTGTTTAACACTAGTAATATTGCACAAAGTCCATTAGATGGTTTAAATGGATGGTGGTTATTAGGTCAAAGCCAAGTAGCCGCAAACGCAGTAGCAAATAGTCAATTTCAATATACTGGCGTTTTCAATTTAGTAGCGAATGCAAATTGTACTATACAAGTAGCAGGCAGCACAAGATATGTGACTGATGCGCTTGTAGAAAAGGGATTTATAGTCGATTGGGGTACCGTAACGACATATACTATGATTGAAAATAGACCACAGACAGTTTACATAAACTTTAAAACAAATGGTACACAGATTTCTAACACATATGAAACATTTGCTATGGCTGGTGTTATCAAAGTTCCAGATGCTAATGTCAATGTAAAACTAGCGACGGGTCAGTGGTTGATCACAGAGCCAATCAATTGGAGTTGGAATCCTTGATTGAATAATAAATAATATATAGGAATAACGAATATGAGTTTACTACTAAACGGGTCAAAGACAGTAACGATAGCCGGCACAGAGATGCAATGTGTTGAGATATACACAGGCGAGAGTTATACATTACCATTAGCATTTGTAGATAGCACAGGTAATGCTATCAATTGCACATTGCCAAATGCATGGGCATTAAGCACAAATGCCAAATTCTATGAAGCAAGTGATATCACTTATGCTAGTGATACCAGTATAGTGTTAGGTAATCTAACATTGTTGACACCACAACCAAGCACAGGCGCAGGTACTTATAGTGCTAATCTTGTCGCCGCATTCACCAATGCTACCATTGGCCAAGGATATCTTTATATACCAAGCAATCTAACAGGTGGTACTGGTAGTCCTAATCCAACACCCACTATCATTCCTCCTGCACAAAATACTGCGGCCCCAAGTACTGTTGTCGTTGTGACATTGACTGTAAGCAGACAAAGTTCAGCAAACGCAAGTTTGGCAGATGTCAATAAAGAACCAATCGGAATGATCGTGAGATATCAGTAATGAGCGATATAAATCTTGAATTCACACCTAATGTATTGACGACACAAATAACTGTCGATCAGAATGCTATAGTCATCACACCTGATGTTATAGATTTGCAGATCGTATCAGGTGGATTTACAGGTGCAACAGGTATACAAGGTGCTACTGGGCCACAAGGCGCGACAGGGCCTAGTGGTGGACCAACTGGTGCTACTGGGCCTACTGGACCCATAGGTGCTACAGGACCATCAGGCGGTCCTACTGGTCCTACTGGAGCCACTGGACTGACAGGATCAACCGGTGCCACTGGTCCAGGCTCACAGATATTTGATGAAGGTAATCTTGTCATAAACAGTTTTACTTCATTAAATTTCGTAGGTAATGGTGTTTCTGTATCTAATGTTAGCAATGCTGCCACGATCAATATATCAGGTGAAACTAATAGAATTTTTAATGGTGGATCTAATATCATCATTCCAGTTGCGAATGGCGATATTTATATGTCGGTCACCTCAGATGCTAACTATGCAAATGCATTGATAGTAAGCACTAATGGTGTTACTGTGACACGATTATATTCTAGTGGTAATATCATTGGTAATATGCGCTTAGAAATTACAGGTAATGCCAATGTAGGTAATATTTCAGCATTGAATGCTAATTTTGCATCTATGAATGCTCCTACTATAGGTGGCACATTAAATGCAGCCAGTAATAATCAACCAAATATAAAAACTTTAGGTACATTAACAGGATTGGCATTAGAACCTAATGCTGATATCACAATGAGTGGTGTTGGCGCTACGATATCGGGTGCTAATCTAATTGCTGGTAATTTTATTACAGGTACATTGACTACACCTGCTCAACCAAATATAACTAGTTTAGGTAATTTAACTTCGTTATCAGCAAGCGGCAATATTAGTACTACAGCAAATATAAGTGCTAATAATGTAACCGCTACTAAATTATTTTCTGGTACATTAGAGTCTGCTGGCATACTAAGTTTAACCGCGAATGGCTTCACTACATTTTTTAATGCAAATGGAACTATAGGTTTTGCAAATACTATATTTGCATCCAATGCGAATTTAGGAAATGCTGTAAGTGCTAATTTTTTCATTGGATCTGGAAATAATTTAAGTAACATACAGGCAGCAAATATCACAGGTTCAGTACCCACCGCAAATACTGCTGGTACTGTAACAACAAATGCTCAACCAAATATAACGAATATAGGCAACAATACAAATGTTGCGATAAGTGGTAATTTAAATCCAAATGCTAATGCGACATACAATTTGGGTACGACTACTAGTACATGGAATAATTTAACTTTAGGTGGTAATATAGAGTTTCGCGCCAATGGTATCATAAATTCTCAAGGTGCTGTTAGAATTAGCGCAGGCGGACAAATTAATAATTTTGTTACAACTGGTTTCACTACTACAATGAATACTGGTTCTTTAACTTTCAATGGAGCATATATTAGATTCGCGGCAAATACTGTTGCTAATTTAGGTGCTGCCAGTGTAGCAGGCGCAAGAACATTCGTCACAGACAGCAACCGTGTAGCATTAGGTAATTTTGGTGAGATAGTTGCTAATGGTGGTTCTAATACAGTTCCTGTATATGCTGATGGAACACAATGGCGAATAGGTTGATATAAATATAACATAACACCCTAGACTTGCGAGGTAGCAAGTCAGGGTCAACATGCGAGAAAGCAGAGGAAGCAGAGATGGCAAAATTCAGTCAAAACACGCTCAATCAAGTCGGTGGATTTGATGGGCAAGTACTAGCACAAGAACTAGTATATGGTCAAAAAGATTTCTGG